TGCATCCCGCCCCGCTGCTAGCGCGGCTATCTATGAAGGCATGTATTACAGCGATTGCTTGCAAGCTCACATTGAAGGCTTGGAGCTACTTCTAGACGATGGTCTAGGCGTACCCGATGGACAGGGCACGGAGATTGACACAGCGGGCTTGATGAGAATGGACGCGGCAGCACAGCACGCAGCCAATGCGCAGGCGGTTAGCTCTGGCGTTATGTCTCCGAATGAGGCGCGCGCTACGGTTGGTCTGCCTCCTGTTGAGGGTGGAGAAACACCGTACTTACAGGCCCAGTGGATTCCGCTTTCTATGCTTAAGGAACGGCAAGCAATTACGGACGGTTCTGGAGGCACTACTACGCCAGCGGGAGAAAACATTAAGCCAGCTAATACGCCCGCTAAGAAGCCTACGGCTAACGCAACGGAAGGGGATTCTAATGAGTGATCTAGTAACCCTTGACGAAGCTAAGTTTCACCTTCGCATTGATGATACGTTCTCGGACGTAGACCTAGCAGAGAAGATCACGCAAGCCAGCGATATCGTTACGGATTATGTTGGCACTACCGCAGCGGACGGAAGCACGCCCGCTGATTGGACTACGGACACGGTCCCTCCGCGCGCTAAGCTCGCTACCCTTCTAGTACTTGCTACGATCTTCGCTAGCCGCGAAGGCTTCGACGACCCACTAAGCTGTGGTGCTTTGTCCGTGCTAGCGCGGCTGCGTTCTCCGGTGTTGTCGTGACTCCCGGCCAGAAGAAACGGCAAGGCTCCGGGATTATGGCTGGAGACCTTAGCCTTAAGATTAGCCTGCAGCGTAAGACATCCGGTAAGGACGAATTAGGCCAGCCCGTAGACACTTGGACGGAATACGCCTTGGTGTGGGGCAGCGTTAAGCAGCTTACCGGGCGTGAGAAGGTTACAGGCGGAACGCAGGTAGACACTGGTACGGCTTCTATCCGTATCCGTTACCGCACGGACGTTAATAACGGAGACCGCGCTATAGCACAGAACCACATTTTTAATATCTCGTCTGTGTTGCCTAATGTGGCTACTCGCGAGTTCACTGATTTAGCGTGCTCCGAAAACGCAAACGGGGGTTAAATGTCGGCTGAGTCTATCACCTACGGCGCGCTGTCCGCCCTAGCTAGCGGTAAGGTGTTCCCCGATATTGCACCTGTAGATGATCCTGATACCGGATTGCCCGTTGTAGCACCGTGGATTACGTATCAATCGGTAGGCGGCCAAGCCTTCAATACGGTTGACAGCGTAACTCCGGGACTACGTAACTCCCGTATGCAAATCACCGTATGGGCTAAGACCCGCGCACAGGCAGCTAGCATCATGGAACAAGCGTTCCAAGCATTAGTAAATCCTGCAGTAAAGGCAGTACCTATCGGTGCGCCTGTCAGTACCTTTGAACCGGATACGTTGCTATACGGCTCCTCCTTAGACTTTTCGATTACATATTTAGGATAACAAATGAGTTCTACAGCAAAAACCGCACAAGGTACTACTATCGCTATTGATACCGGTACGGGTACGCCTACCTGGACCGATATCGTCAACGTGTCCGACATTAGCGGCTTTGATGGTAAGGCAGCGGAGATTGATACGACCGACCTTAGTTCCGTAGCTAAAGAGCGTGTACTTGGTCTGCAAGACTGGGGTACGTTGACGCTTACCGCGTTTATCAATCTGTCGGAAGCTAGCCATTCGGCGTTGCTCGCAGCTAAGAAGGCGGGTACGCAGAAAAGCTTTAAGGTTACTCTCTCGGATGCGTCTACGATTACGTTTAGCGCCTTCGTTGCAGCGTTCCCTATCGCGGCTAAGGTTGACGCCGTATATTCCGGCGCTATCGCACTCACGATCACCGGCGATATCACCGTAGTTGTCGGCCCGTAATACTAAGGATACCTAATGGATAAAGCACAACTTTTCGCAGCCCTTGAGGCTGAAGTTAAGGAAGTAGAAGTTAAGGTTATTAACGCAGTGTTGCGCTTTAGGGTTATGACGGGCAAAGCGCGCGACGAATTCCAAGCGCTTATTGCATCCGGCGATAAGACGGCTAGCCACTTTGAGGCGGCTATCGTTGCGGCTACCGTGGTGGACGCTAACGGCGCGGCTATGTTCTCGTCTGAGGATGTAGCGGTGTTGCGTGACAAGTCCGCTGGTGCTGTGTCGGAGATTGCTAAGGTTGCGCTGCAGGTTAATAAGATCGGTGCTGATGCTGAGGAAGCCGCGCTAAAAAACTAACGGAGAGTCCGGAGCTATTGCTCTGGTTCCGGCTCACTAAAGAAATTGGCGGCTGTACGGTAAAGGAGCTACAGGGGCGTATGTCTAGTGCGGAGTTTGGGTACTGGAAAGCTTTCTACTCCCTTGAACCCTTCGGGGATCGCATAGACGATATTCGTATGGGGACAGTAGCTAGCGTAGTAGCTAACGTTAATCGGGGTAAGGATACACCCGCGTACAAGCCTATGGACTTCATACCGTGGGCGCAAGAGCCTGAAGTAGAAGTAGAAGGTAACGCACCCTCCGCAGAAGCCATAGCGGTATCAGTGTTTGGTATCAATCTAGCGGAGATAAAAGCAAGTGGCAAAAAGCAAATCATCCTTCACCGTGGAAAACCCGCAAGCGCTGACTGACGTATTAGACCGCGCAGCACTAGGGGCCTCTGAGTCTGCCTTACGTAAGGGTGCGGCTGCAGGGGCTACCGTTTTCTATCGTGAAATTAAGGTTAGGGCTATGCCGTACTACCGTACTGGCAATCTTGAGGAAGCAATTCTAGTTACTTATCTCCCGGAAGAGTCAGTAGCGGGTAAGTTGGCAACGTACGCAGTAACGTTTAATAAAAAGGCGTGGTACGCCCGGCTTCTGGAAAACGGGCACAAGGTAACTAACCTTAAGGATTTGGAACACGGAACGTCACAGGTAGCCGCGCGCCCTTTTATTAGACCCGCATTCGAAGCTAAGAAAGACGAAGCAGGCGCAGCAGTCATAGAACAAGTACAGGAGGCAGTCCAGAATGGCAAATAATGCCACTACAGTAAAAGTAAGCGCGGACGCCTCCGGGTACACAGCGGAACTTGACCGCGCGCGTAAGTCCGCAGACGCGTTCTCAGCCTCTCAGGCGGCTGCAGCACAGCGCGTACAGGTGGCACAGAAGGCGATATCAGAAGCCGCTCAGACAGGCTCTAATGCGTCCGCAAGCGCTATCAATAACTTCGTGTCTCAGCTTGCGCGGACAGCGGACCAAGCGGGTAAGACTCGCGCGGAACTGGCACAAATGAAGGCCGCACAGCTTGGTATCTCCGATTCAGTATCCGGCTACATCGGGCAGCTTGACGCGGCTACTAATAAAACGCACGGCTTTAACCTCTCCACAATGGCGGCTCGCCGTGAGTTGCTAGTGTTGGCACACGAGGCATCACAGGGTAACTGGACAAAGTTCGGCGGCTCGCTGGGCGTATTGGCGGAGCGCACGGACGCACTTAGCGCGATCCTCTCCGCTGCTGGGCTAGGTGTTGGCTTGTTTGCGGCTGCGGTAACGTTCGCTGGCTACGAGATTTACAAGACCGTAACGGCTATTGAGGCGCTGCAGAAATCCTCTGTAGCCACTAATGGCTATCTGGGCCTAACTAAAGACCAGCTTACCGCAATGGCTGAGGGCCTATCCTCTGCTAATGGCGGCTTGGTGGAAGTTAGCGCTACTATGGCTACGCTGATAAGCTCCGGTCACGTATCAGCGGATACGCTAGCGGAGCTAACTGGAGTTGTTACCCAGTTCGGTAAGGACACGGGTCTAACCGCAGAGAAAGCGGCCGAGGCGTTCGTTAAGATGATTGAAGACCCTAAGAAGGGTATAGACGAACTGCAATCGAAGTACCACACGTTTAGCGCGGCACAAATTGAAGTTATCGACGGCTACATTAAGACCGGAGATACAGCACAAGCTACTAAAGCGTTTATTGACGCGGTAGCGGAGTCGCAAAGCCGCATGGCTAAGGAGGGTACGCAAGAGGTAGGACTACTTACCCGTATCTGGCAAAGCTTTGCGGACGCGGCTAAGCAAGCTGGTGATAACTTCGACCGTATGGGCGTGGCCTCGACTAACGCGGAAAAGCTAACGGATGCTCTGCAACGTCAGGCACAGGCGCAGAAGGATATACAGTCCACACAAGCGCGGAACGGCGGCCCAGTTGCCATTGCTACAGCACAGCACGCACTAGACGCGGCTAACGCACAGGTAGCAGCGCTGCAAAAGGTACAAGCGGCACAGCAGAAGATAGCGGACGATAACAAAGCACGCGCTAAGTCTGGAGACGCTAAGGTAGCTGTAGATAAGTACCTTGATTCGAGTAAGTACGCGAGTCCCGCAGAACAGCATAAGCTAGAGTTAGACGCGGAGAACGCGAGTTTTACCAAGGCTACAGCGGACCTAGACAAGAATTCCGCAGATTATCAAGCCGCGCTTAAACGCCACTACGATAACGT